AGTGTTGGACGTGCCATTCTTGGTAAAACCAGCACTCAGGGAGTTCTTGATTACCTTGGTTTGGGAGAAGCGGCGAAAAGGGATGTGGGCACAGGAGAAAATCAGATACCGGATATGTCAGCCTGGAAAAGAAATCCGAGTTCTAATCGCTGGAGAAAATTGCCTGATGGAACCATCATTCAAATGGGAATATCAGCATCAGGGCCATTAGGCTCACCTGTAAATATCACCCTGCCGATATCTTTCAGCAATACCAATTATTGTGTTGTTGCATCGTACGATAATGCACGGTCAGGTGTGTCAACAATGGTTAGTTTTGCAGCGTTACCTGTTTCACCATCGCAATTTTCCCTGATGTCATCTGTGACTGAGCAAGGAATAAATCCTTTTGCTTACTGGATTGCTTTTGGAGATTAATAAATGGATAGATACTTCTATTCACAAAAAGAAAATGGTTTTTTTACCGATTTAAATAAAGCACCTTCAGATGCTGTTGAGATAACCACGGATGAATGGCTGTTACTACTGGATGGTCAGGATAATGGCATGAAAATAGTCAGCAATCAGGAGGGATATCCGGTTTTGACAGAGCAACCACCTTTATCAAAAGAAAACCTTATTGCATTGGCGGATTTGAAAAAAAGAAAACTTATTAATGAAGCCAACGAGCACATGAACAGCAGACAATGGCCAGGTAAAGCGGCGATTGGTCGCCTGAAAGGTGAGGAACTGGCGCAATATAATTTGTGGCTGGATTATCTGGACGCACTGGAACTGGTCGATACTTCCGGTGCGCCAGATATTGAATGGCCTACGCCTCCGGCAGTTCAGGCCAGATGACGTCCGGCGCTGTGCTGGTATCTGTTGCCGTCACCGCGTCAATGTAATCCAGCACAGCGTTAAGTCGGGGGTTTTCTGTCTGCATCAGCTTCCGCCCGGCCTGCAATTTCAGTTGAATCAGACTAATGGAAGCCATTGCAGTATCAATCAGTGACTGACGCTGTGCTTCTGCCGCGCCTACTGCGGCGCTATGCTGTGCCTCAGTATCTGTCACCCATTTCTCACCATCCCATTCATCGTATGGCGTTAACGGGGCGATAGTGGTTGTATTTTCAGGATAATCACCCGGAGCTGTGATTTCTTTCGATTCTCCTGTTTCGGTGCTATAGATGATTTCACCGCGATGGTCTGGCACATATTCCCATGAGTTAAAATCTGCAGAACGGCAGATTGCATAACCAGCTTTATGTGTAACTGGTGCATCTAAACAAGAACATGCCGGGATACCGACGCCGACAGCGAGATATTCAGTTGATGTAGAAATATATTCCCGCGTTTCACCATCATAATTATAAACGGTAATATCTCCCGCTTTTATGGCAATGAGTTCGCTATTTAATACAGCTTTATTCATCATGCGGCCCTTACAATATAATTAAAAGCGATGTTACGAGGACGAGTTTCTGTACCTACATTTTCACTAATTTCACCATAACGTTTAACACTACGAGAGCTAATAGCTCGTAGTGAGGAAGGCACATTAAGACCGGGTTCGTCCGTTTTAACTATTCCCCCGTCACCGTATGTAGCCAGTATTCCTGGGTTTACTCCTTCCCGTGCACTTCCTGCGGCGAGTCCGTCCCCTGTCCATAATTCCATATAGTGTGCATGGTCCAAAATTGTGTGTGGCTGCCAATTAAGCAAAGCGCGACCAGTATCAATCCCGCGACCGTCATCCCAGCCACGAATAAATTCACCGCGTAAATCAGGCAATTTATTGGTCGGGTAAGCCTTTGCCAGTTCCGGGTATTCTTCAGCAGAAAAAGCCGCACCATTGCATTTCAGCCAGCCTGTTGGCGGAGTGGCTGAAGGCCACGGAACAGGCACCCCAACCGGTAATGCAGAGCCTTCTCCCAAACCAAGGTAATCAAGAACTCCCTGAGTGCTGGTTTTACCAAGAATGGCACGTCCAACACTTGTCAACGCGGTTAACGCGGCACGATCTGCCCCTGTAAAATATGGGAGTTTATCTGCTGATGTAGCAAGCTCCGCCAGCGCCGTCAGGGTGGCATCCTTCGGTTGCTTACCCGCAAGCGCGTTAGTCATGGTGGTCGCAAAATTCGGGTCATTGCCCAGCGCCGCAGCCAGTTCGTTCAGCGTGTTCAGTGCATCAGGTGACGAATCTACAAGTGCGGCAATCGCGGCCATAACGAAAGCCGTGCTTGCGATCTGGGTACTATTAGTCCCCTGTGGCGCTGTTGGTGTTGTTGGCGTTCCGGTCAGTGCCGGGCTGTTTAATGGTGCTTTCTTGTTCGTTTCATCCATTACCGCCTTAACAGCTTTTGGTGTCGCTGCCAGTGTTTCAGACGTGCTGTTCGTGGCGCTACTGAGCTGAACAATCCCTTTTTGTGTAGTGGTGGCGTTCTGGGCGGTATATTTCTCGTTAGCCAGGTCATATGCAGCCTTAACCGCTTTCGGTGTTGCGGCCAGTGTTTCTGATTCACTGTTAATTGCACTGCTTAACTGAGTAAAACCTTTTACGGTCAGCGAGGCGTCCGGGTGACGTCGTGACTGTTCGTGCTCTGATATTTTATCATCCACATATTTGCGGGTTGCCAGAACCACAGACGGGTCGATTTTCAGCGTGATGGCTTCGGTGTTCGTGACAACCAGAATCATGCGGATAGTCTGGGTGCGTCCACTGCCTTCCTGCAACTGCGGTTTGTACGTTTCCGGGCAGTTTGCCACCGCAATGAGTACACCTTCATCATCATAAAGACCAATCTCACGGATCCAGAATCCTCCCTCGTTTTCAGGGATGATTTGCTCCGCAATAATCTGGCTCTGATTGTTAGGGTCAACACTCAGAAGATTCAGCGGTGCAATGCGTTTCTGGTTAATCAGTTTTGTTTGTGCAGGGTCTGGTGTTGGTAACACACCATTTGCATCACCAACGGCCATTTGCGTCAGATTCAGCTTACTGCCGAGCATCGTCGCGTTAGCCAGTCGTGCCGCGCCCTGATTAGTCAGAATGGCGTAGTATTTCACTGTCATGCGTTTACTCTCAGATTATCAATTAAATGAATGGCTGGGGCAGGGAAATAATCCCCTTCGACAATAATGGACTCCGGGGTGTAGGGATAAACCGTCAGGGCATCGCCGTGATAGCATCCCGTACCAACGAAAATCTTTCCGTTCACACTCAGGCTGATCGCCAGCCCCGTCAGATGGCGACTTACTGGTTTTGCATCCGCAATAAGGCGCTCAAGTTCCTGATACATTTCATCGGTGATGCCCTGATCAAGTACTCCGACAACAATGCGAAATGTTCCCGGCTCCTCGTTGAGTTGCCACCACTCCTTTACTTCAATCAGGTAGCCGAGAGGCTCCACGGCTCTTCGCAGTGCGCTGATGGTCCCTTTGTGTCGGTGTATCAGCCATGCATCACGAATCACCTGTCGCTTTGTCTCTTCCGGCCAGTTGCGATCCCAGCGGTCAACGGAAAACGCCCAGGCGAGATAAGGCAGCAGATGCACCGGGCAGGTGTCCGGCGACCACAGTGTGTTGAGGTCTACCGGAATGTCTGTAATGCGTGTTCCGACGGCTTCGGCACAACGCATGAAATTGCTGGCTGATGGTGGTAACAACGAATTACTCATTGCGTCCACCTTCGCTGATGGTGAATGACTCACAGCGCGCCGCCTGTATGTCGCTGATGGCCATATTCTGTGTGGGTTCGATTATCTCCACGCGTTGCACACCGTGCACATGCAGTGCGGCAGCAATGGCGGACAACGCCACGTCCTGACCGATAAGCCCCTGCTCAGCCAGCCACTTCCTGAACGACGATTCAGCCGCGGCCAGAATAGGTTCGGATTCCGGGCCGGGGTAAAAGTACAGTTTTGCATTCAGCCGCCATGTCACGATTCTGGCGCTCTGTACGGTCAGGCGATCGGCCACCGGGCGGGTATCCTCTGCATTCAGAACGGCGCGAACGGTATTAAGCAACGCCTCCGTTGCTGTGCCGTCGCCTTCAGTGGACAGGATGGAAACCGTCACACAGGCCGGAGACGGGCTGATGGCCCGCGCATCACGCACCAGACCGCTGGCGCTGCGTGCAAAATACTCGTATGCACCTGACGGGCCAGCAACACTCAGGCCGTCATACGCCCGTTGCGCCCGCAATCTCAGCGAGGTGTCGCTCTCCATCACCGCGTCGGTGGTATCCGTTGCCGGAGTGATAACCAGGCGCTTTGTGTTCATATTGCCCGCGAGGTTGTCCAGGTTTGTCCCTGAACCGTGGCTTAACATGCAGGCGCGTGCGCCCTCGTTAACCCGCTGGCGTAACAGCATTTCACGAAAAGACATGGTTTGAGCGATAACGTTCAGGGGTTCCGACTCCAGCTCCAGCGCGGCGGAGACGGCTTCACGCTGTTCGGCAGGATAGGACGCAATCATCATGGCCTTTGTGTCAGCCAGAATTGCCTCAAAATCAGGCTCCGCGATGATGGCGGGTTCCGGTAACTGGGAAAGGTCAACAGCAGGCATGATTTACTCTCTCAGCGTGATGGTTAATTCAACATTCTGCATGGTCTGCATGACAGTGCCCGACAGCGTCACCCCGGCGCGGCCTCCTGCCTTCCAGACAACGTCGATGGCGTCCAGGGCAATGCGGGGTTCCCATCGTGTCAGCGCAATCACGGCAGCACTCATGCATTGCAGACGCGTGGTGTTATTCATGGGTTCGTCAATCAAATCAGGCACAAGGCTGCCATATTCCCGTCGCATAACCCGGCTGGCCAGCGGGGTGGTCAGGATGTCCCTGACTGACTGTTTCAGGTGCTCCATATCGTTCAGGTTTCCCGTTCCGTCCGGGTTCATTCCTGTGTAGCGGGTTGTCACTGCGGGCCTCCTGTCGAATCGCTGCCACCTTTAACGCCACCGTGCTTATGCGTATGCACTGTGATGCCGTTTGAGGTGAAATCGCCGCCGCTGTGCGTGATATTGCCGCTCATCTTTCCCCCTTTTGTGACGTCAAGCGTCGCTGTTCTCAGAAGGTTTGTGCATTCCACGACGGGCGTATCCAGTGTCACGCTGACGGATGCCTGCAGGGTGGCTGTTTTCATGCCGCTGGCGCTCAGTGCGCCAGCGTCTGCGTCGTAGCGGAACACCGCGCCATCCGGCGCGCTGACCACGATTTCTTTCAGGCTTTTGCCGGGGGCCGGACTGGCATCACTCCACAGGCTGCCAATTATCATGGCGGTTTCCGGGTTGCCGCCAATGCAGGCAATTACCACCTGTTCGCCTGGTGATGGCGGCAACCACACATTGAAGGCACCCGCGCGCGTGGTGTTCCAGCGCAGCCAGCCTGTTTCCAGTTCGCCGCTGCGAACGCGCACGCACCAGGATTCCTCATCAACTTCAGAGATGATCCCGGTGCGGATGATGTTGCTCAGCAGCCGCATGAGTTCTGCGCTCACCGTACAGCCTCCGCAATCCGGCCCAGCACCGTGTTATAAATCAGGCGTTCATCTGTCTGGCTGATACCCAGCAGCTCACGTACCGGGTAATCGGTGAAAATGCCCGGCGCAACCTGATCGCGCTCACCGAACTGATGAACGCGTGCAATACGTGCAGCCACGCCGCTGTAACCCACCGTCACACCGGAAGCATCTGCACGGGCTTTCAGGTAGCGGGCGGTGCGCAGTTTTACGAACATGGGGACGCGCCTGGTGCTGTCCTGGTTGATGCGCCGGGTGCGTATTTCCAGAAAACGGTCGATGTCATCCCGGTAAAACGTGCGGATATTGTTTTTATCCTCATCCCAC